TTCATCATCTTTACCGTATTCTTCTTTAGCGTCTTGTTTCTTTTTAAGAGCGTCTAAAGCAGCTTGAGGCATTTCACCTTCTTTCATATCTTTTTTCTTTTCATCTTCGTGTGAAACTTCTTTAACTTCTTCTTTTTCTTTTTTTTCTTCTTTTTCGTCAGCTTCGTAAGCAGCTTTGATGTCTTGTTTCTTTTCATCTTCTTTTTCTGCTTGAGCTTTTAAAGTTTGCATACTGTCAGCTGCGCCTGCACTTTTTTGTTGTGGGTCACCAGTAATGTGATTAACCCCTTGTGCGAAATCAATTTTGCCATCAGTTGGACTTGTTATTGCCTTACTGATAACGTTTTGAATAGTAGCGCCTAGAGACTTTGGAGCCTCCGCTGGAGCGGCATTCTTTTTAGGCAAATCTGCCATATTATTGTCAGCCATTGTTATTTTCTCCTCTACCCGTTTTTAGTTTTTAGTAATTTATTTTTATAAAAAAGTCAATTACTATTTATAAAATTACAGCTTTTTAAGAAACGATTCAAAGACTTTTGCATTAATTTCAGCACGTCTCATTCTATCATTTCTATCTGCTTGTAATTTTAATTCATTTATCTCTTGCTCTTTCAAAATCCCATTATCCCATACCCATTCTTTGCCTTCCATTATGCCTTCTACGAAAGCGTCTGGAGCACTTGGGTCTGCAACTATGTCAGCTGCTGTAGCAAGATAGTAGTCATCGGATACAACATTAGCACCGCCAATGTTTCTTAATGTACCCATACCTCTGGAAGAAACTCCAAGTCTTGCACCTTCATCTATAAGTGATTTCACAATTTTTCCATATGGTGTATCTAAGACTCTTGCCTCTCCAATAAAATTATTTCCTTCTGGATAGAGTGCTTTTATCATATGCGAAACTCTTTCTAGGTTGACGGTGGGACCATCTGGATGACCTAGTTCGCCAAAAGCACGATTTTTGTTTATAAACTCTCTATTATATCTAGCGACTTCTTTTTGTAATATTTCTTTAGGATAAACACGCCCATTTTTATTTTTCATATCCGATTGCATAAAGATGCCTTTAATGGAATAGTTTTTCTTTCCATTTCCTGCTTCTTCAACAATGTATTCGGCTTGTTCTATTTCTTCAGTAATTAACTTCATTTGTATCTATCTCTAAATTCTCTCTATTATTTATACAAATTGTTATCTAAACTCCACTAAAATTGTGTAATTATCACCATTTGCAAAATTCTTAGTTGAGAACAAAACATCACCTGTGGGAGTAGTAGAATTATTAGTTATCTCATTTCCATCTGCTCGTAAGTCCCAAAAACCTTGACCAGATAAGAAAACTGCGGTGGCATTTGTTGCACCATTCCATATGATTTCTACGCCTGATTTAGGGTTAGCAGTATTGACAGACCAGTATATTTTTGATATTTTTCTATTACCATCTTCGGTCATAAAAGTAGTTGCTGAAGCATCAACTTTTCTAACTAAAGTTTCACCTGTACCGTCTGAGAAGTTTGTAAATTTTGCTGTGTATTTTACACCGCTTGTGTCTGCAATTGTAAGACTTGAAACTGTATCAGCCATTTGTAAATCCTTTTTCTTTTCTAAACTCTATAATGATATTATAACTTATTACGTTACTGTCAGACGATAATAAAATATCACCTGTGGGGTTAACTAACGTAAGTCCTGTATCACCTTGTTTAATTTTTGGTTCATTTTTTTTTAAACCATAATTACCTCTACCACTAAAAGTAGTAGTTACTTCTTCATCAACTTCAGCATCAAAAAATAATGTTATATTTCCTGTGCCAAGTATTTCATAATATAAGTGTGCAATTGACAAGTTAGGACTTGATGTTGCACCTGATAATTCTGAAGCGTCTAATAATAATTCTTTTGTTTCACTTCCTACACCACTTGCTTTTATGATTACTTTAAAGTTATCGTCTGCTAGTTTAGTAGTAGTGATTGCCATAACATAATTAACTTCTTGGAGAACCAACAGCAGATACTTTTGAGTTACTGCAAGTTATTTTATCCTTTGGTGCTTTTTCAATAATAACTGTATCACCGCTAGCGATATATACAGTACCTAAAGTTACAGGAACATCTTGTCCATCTGTAACTGTTAAAGTAGTTGCTGATGTTGCGTGTACTCTAACAAAGTTAGCATTACCAATAGTGTTTGCACTTGGATTATCTATGTTACTACCTTTTACTATAAATGTTTGTGCCATTTTTATTTCCTTAATATTGTTAATGTTTCATTATCAAAATATTTCATAAGATCACTAACTTTTACATTATATTTTTTAGCAGCTGTATTAACATTTTTTTCAAAGTTAGCAATTACATCTGCATCTTTGTCAGCAGCTTTGAAAACCATATTGACTGCTTGTTTTAATTTAGGCGTAAGTTTATTATACTGCCTAGTTCTTTTATAATCGTTTGCTTCAGTTACAGTTTCTTCTCTAAATTTACTGAGCGTCTTCATTGCTTGAAACATCTCCCGCTGGTATGTCATTTCCAGTAAACACATTTGCTTCTGGAGCTTTAACTCCTACTGCACTTGTAAATACTGATCTTGCCACGTCAACTTTTTGATCGTCTAAAGCACTTGTAACTTTGTCAGCAAGAGCATTTTTAATATCTGTCGTTGCCTGATCGTTATTTCCTTTTTCAAGTGAATTAACAAAATTTTTTATATTTTCTTTAGTCATACTATTATTTATACCTTTTATTAATTATTAAACCGTAGAGTCATTTCCTTGATCCACAGGCTCAGTTTCTTTTGTAGGTTCTGTTTCTTGTGGTTGTTCAGGTTGTTCCTCTTTGATTTGGTTATTAATTTCTTCTTGTTCTTGTTCATTTTGTTTTAATATTTTGGTTCTAATGTATTCGTTTGAGAAATACTTACCAATATATGATTCTAAATCTCTAACAAGACCAATTCTTTCTCTTAACATTTCTGTATGTTTTAATTCAGCAAAGTATCCATCTTGTAAGAAACTATAAGTTATATCACCTGCAATTGAATCCCATTCTTCAGGTGCAATAATACCTTTAAGTATTAATTGTGTTTTTAACAGATCGTGGAATAACATACAAAATTTCTTTCTTAAACGACCTATAAATTTTGTAAATTTAACTTCGTCTCTACTAATTTCTGCAGCTCTTCCTAGATTAAATCCTGTACCACTTTCTAATCTACTAATTGGTACGTTTAATGATCTATAAAGTTTCTTTTGAAAATACTCTATGTCAGCAATCTCACCTAAGTTTTGACCACCAGGTAAAGTAGTAATTTCAGTTCCTCTCCCACCTTCTCTACGAGGTAACCAAAAGTCTTCTAACATAGACATATAATTTCTATCGTCTCTTATTTCACCTGTACTTGCGTCATAGACAAGTTTATTTCTATATCTTGCCATAACATCTCTTAAATATTGTTCGGCTTTGATTTTAGGTAAGTTACCTACATCAATATAAAATATTCTTCTTTCAGGTGCTCTTGCGATACGATAAATTACAACAGCGTCCTCAATCATTCTTAATTGATTTACTGGTTTAATTGCTTTGTGTAAATAAGATAATACTTGATTATGCGTTTGATCTACAAGACCTGATGGACAATACGAAATAGCATCCGTTGCAATTTGTAAACCACCTGCATTTGAAGTAGCCGTTGGGTGTATTCCTCTTTCATTGAAAATATAATACTCTTGGTATTTGTTTTCAAACGCAAAAGAACCTGGCGTACCATCAATTCTGTTTTTTCTTATTTCTCTAATTTTTTTGATTTTTCTAGGATCAATGTATCTTAATTCTGTGATACCTAGTCTTGGTGAATCTTTTTCTATAATCTTATGATAAAATAATCTACCATCAACATACCATCTTCTAAAGATGTCGTGGCCTTTTATATCAAAGTTTAACAATTTCAATATTTCAGAAAAAGACTCTCTTATTTTACCTTTAATCTTATCGTTATATTCTAACTTACTTAAATCAACGTGTACGGATTGTTGATTTTCATTAGAGACTATTGCTTCTGAAACAATATCCTCTATCGCACTATCACATTCTGGATGTAGTGCTATTTCTCTATATCTTCTTATTAAATCTAATTCGTTACGAGCAGTAACATCAAATCCTCCGTAAGACGCAAAAAACCCACCAGCGGGGACGGTTTGTGTACCGTCATCCGCTTGAGGTGGGACTATATTTTGTCTTGGATCTGTTGATGGACTTTTCAGTCGCTCTATCTTAAACCCAAATAGTTCAGCCATAATTTATCCTCAATTCTACTTAATTATTTAGTCGTGTATTAAGTAGTAGTATTTGTTTCAAAGTATTGGTATCTATGCGTTGCAGTAAAAGTTTCTACCGCATTGTTAGTACCATAATCTAAAGCAATGTCGTCCAATGTTGTTGGGAACATTCCTCTAAATGTATATGATTTAATCACGTTGCCGTTTCTATCTAGTTGGTCAACGAAAGCATCAACTTGATAGTCTGATGGATTAACTAGTCCTTCGTTATCGGACATATTGTTAATACCATTTAACCATCTTTCATATGCGTTTCTGATTTTAAAGTCAGTATCATTTAGAATTGTAGTAGTCCAAGTTGCAAACGTTCTATCACCTGCAACATATAACTCTCTTCCTCTAAATGGAATAGCAACTTCTCCAATCGTCATTCCTGGTAGACTTGTTGATGAACAAAGGAAAGACATATCTTCTGTTTCTCCTCCAACACTTGCAAATCCTGGGAAAGGCATTGTAACTCTAAACTGGTTAGCACGAGCTCCGCCGCCTCTTAACTTACTTTTAAAGTCATTAATATTTGGCATTGTTATTCTCCTATGCTCCTACCACTTCTTCGAAAGCAACACCTGTTCGTGTAGCAACGAATTGTAGAGTTATAAAGTTGATTGATCTAGCTGGTTTGACAAAAATGTCTGCTCTAAATTCATTTCTATCAATGACATCAGCAGTATTATTTGAGTCATCACATACTACTAAAAAGTCTGTGATACCTCTTCTGCCTTGTACATCTCTTAGGAATGGTTCAATGATTGATCTAAATTGAGCTCTTGTAAACTCATCATTAAATTCAAACAATTGAAATTTAGAAGCTGTAGAGATTGCTTTTTCTAAAGTGATAAACAATCTTCTTACATTGATTCTATCAAACGCACTAGGAGCAGATAATCCAGTTTTATCTCCAAACAAGACTGTGCCTTGTCCAGCAAATGTGCAAACTGGGTTTATTCTAGCTCTGTATAGTGTATCTCTTTGTGTTTTTGTTGGGTTGTATGCAAGTTTAACTACGCCTCTTAAAACTCCTCTGTTGTAACCAGCAGGTGAGAACCAAGAGTCCGCAACTAAATCTGTTCTTGCAGCAAGACCAGCAATATCACCGTTTAAAGGTACATATCTAAACACATCATTGTATTTGTCGTAAGTGTATTTGTAACCACTATCAAATACAACATATGAAGAAGAACGAACACCATCAAAGAACGATTTAACGTTATTTGTTTGTGTTTCGGAACTTGTAACATTAACTACATCACTTCTTTCAGGAGACGCAAATACTACAGCGTCTTTTCTGTTTTCTGCAATTGTAATTAAATTGTCAATGTGTGTACTATCACCTTTACCAGCGATAATTAAGTTTACATCTACTGTTTCTGCGTCTTCAAATTTTTCGTAAGCAGTTTTTAATTCAGCTGTTGTTGCAGCAGAACCATCTGAACCACCTGATAATGAAGTATTAGATACTGCTGTTACCGAAGTATATGTAGTATTTAATGCAGCGTTACCCCAATTTGTTCCTGAAGTATTGTGATCCATCCAATAGATATATTCTGATTTGTTATAAATTACATCTGGATAGTAGTTTGTATCTCCTTGTGGAGTTTTAGCGTCAGAAGCTTTTGAAACTGAGTCATAAACTTCTAATACTGTTCCAGCAGTACCTGTGATACCACCGTCTTCATCTACTACAACAACGTGTAATTCATCTCCAGAACCACCTTTGTCTGAAACGTAAGGTGATGTTCCTGGTGCAGCTGTTACTAGATCATAATACTGCCATCTTCTTCTAACGTTTGAACCGTTAGCAACAGCAGTGTGTAATCCTCCAACACCTGATGGATGTCTTACAAACGTAATTGTTTGTCCAACAATGTTTGTTATTCTATATTCGTATCCGCCTGCCTCAGCAAAGTTTATAATATCACCTACATTAAAACCAGTAGCAGATTGAACTACGATGGAAGTATCTCCAACAGCAGAGTCAGTATCTTGTGTGGTTGTTTTTGCAGTTTCTTCATAAACAGTTGATGATGGACATACAGACACCTTTATGTTGTTACCCCAAGCACCGCCTGATCTTGCAGCCCATAGTCCAACAGAACCAGAACCATCAGAATAATTATTTTGATAGTCAGTTGTGTTTTTTACTAGAAGGCCAGAACCGTTAGCAGTAGCGTTAAGTAATCCTGTATTTGTTGCACGTACAACTCTTAAAGAATTAGAATATTGTAAGAAACTAGCAGCCGAGAAAAAATACTCAAAAGTATTTGAATCTGGTTTGCCGAAAGTCTCCACTAAGTCTTTTTCAGATGAAATAGAAACTATCTCATCTACTGGACCTTGACTAAATTGACCTGCGATTGCACCAATTGATGTTGCAACTGCTGGTATAACGTTAGTTAAGTCTTTTTCTTGTACGAGAACACCTGGTGAAACTTGAAATGCCATATGTGTTATTCTCCTTATTAGCTAATAAAGTATCAATTATCTCACATCTATTTATGAATATGATAATCTCTACAGGATGTCACCTTTTCTTATCTTTACAGGTGTCCATCGTTCTCCTTGTTCATCTACAAAACTATTTTCATCATTTATGCCGTCATCTAAGAAACCAAAGGGTGCCATATCTTGTTCGATTGCGTTTTTTTGTTCTTCGTACATTCTAGCACGTACATCTTGGTCTGTTAATTCTTTAAAGTATCTTTGATTAGATAACCAAGCAAATATGACACAGCACATTACTAAGTCGTCATTAGAACCTTCTTCAGCTTGCCAAGAAGTACCTTTACGAATAAAAGTAGATAATTCTTGTATTGTATGAAAGTCAGGTATAAAAAGTTTATCACCTTCAATTAAAGTCTTTAAGTTTTGACAACCTATTCTTTTAACTTGTTTAGTCATACGCACACCTAATTGAGCACCTCGTTTAGAAAATCCACCACCTAATATTTGACCTGCACGGCCTTTCATCATACACATCATTAGATTTGTATATTCTAATTCAAACTGTAAAGCGTCTGCTACTTGATGACCTATATCGTTAACTTCAACACAGACATAAGAATTATTATATTGTTTAGCAACTCTTTCTATTGTGTGAGGAAATAAAAGAGGTTTCATTTCATTATCTCTAAACTTGGCAACAACACGATAAGGCATTTTTGAAACAT